GCGCAGGTGCTGGCCGACACGATGGCCGAGGCGCACATGTGGGCGGTTGATAAGCCGCTGACGCCGGTTCTGGTGCGCGAGATTATCGCGGGCATCAATGCGAAATTCCGCGAGCTGGTTAACGCCGGTTATCTGCTGGGTGCATCTGCCTGGTATGACGAAAGCGCCAACGATAAAGACACCCTGAAAGCGGGCAAGCTCTTTATCGATTACGACTATACGCCGGTTCCGCCGCTGGAAGATTTGACCCTACGCCAGCGCATTACCGACACCTATCTGGCGAACTTCGCCGCATCCGTGAACAGCTGAGGAGCCGGATAAATGGCACTGCCACGCAAACTAAAGGGCATGAACCTTTTTAACAACGCCAACAGCTATCAGGGCATCGTCACCGCCGTGACCCTGCCGAAGCTGGCGCGCAAGCTCGACCCGTTCCGCGCGGGCGGCATGAGCGGCGCGGCCTTCATTGATAACGGTCTGGAAGATGACGCGCTTGATGTTGAATGGAGCATAGGCGGTATTGATGAGCTGGTACTCACGCAGTGGGGTGCGTCTGACATTCCCCTGCGCTTTACCGGCTCTTACCAGCGCGACGATACCGGTGAGGAAATCGCGGTAGAGATTGAGGTGCGCGGTAAGCATCAGTCGTTTGATTTCGGCGAAGCCAAACAGGGTGAAGACACCGAAACCAAAATCATCAGTAAAAACACCTATTACAAGCTGACCTTTAACGGCAAAGAGCTGATCGAAATCGACACCATCAACATGGTGGAGAAGGTAAACGGCGTTGACCGCCTGGAACAGCGCCGTAAAAACCTCGGCCTGGTATAAACCCTGACGCCAGCGCCCGACGCTGGCTTTACCTTACTACAGTGAACAGAGAATCATCATGGAAAAGAAAGATAACGTTGTCGAGTTTGAAACCCCGCTGCTACGCGGCGAAACCGAAATCAAAAGCGTCGAGCTGATTAAGCCGACGGCCGGAAGTCTGCGCGGCGTGCGCCTGGCCGATCTGTGCCAGTCAGATGTTGACGCCCTGCTGACCGTGCTGCCGCGCATTACCCTGCCAGCGCTGACAAAGGCCGAATGTAACGCCCTCGATCCGGTTGACCTGATTACGCTGGGCGGAAAGGTGATCGGTTTTTTGCAGTCGAAGTCGGACGACCAGACTGGCCTCGCGGCCTGACGGTTAACGACCTGATGGCCGACATTGCCACGATATTCCACTGGCAACCCTCCGAGATGTACGACATGCAGCTGGCCGAGCTGATCGACTGGCGGCATAAGGCCTTTATCCGCAGCGGAGCAACCCCGGATGAGCAATAACCTCAAGGTGCAGGTGCTGCTGAATGCGGTAGACAAAGCCTCGCGCCCCTTCAAAGCCGTGCAGGCCGCAGCCAAAAATCTGTCGTCTGACATTCGCCAGACGCAATCGACGATTAAGGAGCTGGACGCGCAGGCCGGGAAAATTGACGGTTTCCGCAAGGCAAGCGCGCAGCTGGCCGTCACGCAGCAGAGCCTTAAGGACGCGAAGCAGGAGGCGGCCGCGCTGGCCATACAGTTTAAAAACACGGAGCGCCCGACGACACAGCAGGCCCGCGCACTGGAAAAGGCCCGGCAGGCAGCGGCAGAGCTGCAGACCAAAACCAACAGCCTGCGCCTTTCGGTGCAGCAGCAGCGCGAGGCACTTAACGCGGCGGGGATTTCCACCAAAGCCCTGAGCAGCGAGCAGCAGCGCCTGAAATCCGCCTCGGCGCAGGCAACCGTCAGCCTGAGCCGTCAGAAAATGGAGCTGCAGCGGCTGAATGCACAGCAGGAGCGACTGAACCAAACCAGCAAACGCTACCGCAAAGGGCAGGAGCTGTCGGGTAAGGTACGCAACATGAGCGCGGCCGGTATCGGTGCGGCAACGGTTGGCGGCATGGCGGCAACCTCGCTGCTGATGCCGGGGTTTGATTTCGCACAGAAGAATTCCGAGCTGCAGGCCGTGCTCGGCGTGGGGAAAGAATCGCCGGAAATGAAAGCCCTGCGTGCGCAGGCGCGTCAGCTGGGCGATACAACGGCCGCGTCTGCCGATGATGCGGCAGGTGCGCAAATCGTTATCGCCAAAGGCGGCGGCGATGCCGCTGCTGTACAGGCCGTTACGCCGGTTACGCTTAACATGGCGCTGGCAAACAAGCGCACGATGGAGGAAAACGCCGCGCTGCTGATGGGGATGAAATCAGCCTTCCAGCTTTCAAACGATAAGGTGGCACACATCGGCGACGTGCTGTCGATGACCATGAATAAAACGGCCGCTGACTTTGACGGCCTTAGCGATGCGCTGACCTACGTCGCCCCGGTAGCGAAAAACGCGGGCGTCAGCATCGAGCAGGCGGCAGCGATGGTCGGCGCTTTACACGATGCCAAAATAACCGGCTCAATGGCCGGTACGGGAGGCCGCGCCGTGCTGAGCAGGCTGCAGGCACCGACCGGCGAATCATTCAAGGCTATCAAAGAGCTGGGAATTAAAACGGCAGACGGCAAAGGAAATACCCGCCCGATCTTCACCATCCTGAAAGAAATGCAGGCGAGCTTTGATCGTAACAAGCTGGGAACGGGCCAGCGCGCCGAGTACATGAAGACCATCTTCGGCGAGGAGGCCAGCTCATCGGCGGCCGTGCTGATGACTGCCGCCTCAACCGGCAAGCTCGATCAGCTGACCGCCACGTTTAAAGCCTCTGATGGCAAAACCGCCGAACTAGTCCAGGTCATGCAGGATAATCTCGGCGGCGACCTTAAAGAGCTGCAGTCTGCTTATGAGGCTATCGGCACCGACCTGTTTGATCAGAACGACGGCAGCCTGCGCACACTGACCCAGGACACGGCGGCGCTGCTGCTCAAGGTGGATGGCTGGATTAAAGCTAACCCGGAGCTGGCGGGCGGTATCGCAAAAGTGGTATTGGGCGGGCTGATGTTAGCCGGGGCGCTGGGCGCAATCGGGCTGGTAGCCTGGCCGGTGATAGCGGGCGTGAATACCCTGATTGCCGGGGCGGGATTCCTCGGCACGGCATTCAGCATCGCGGGCGGCGCGATTACGGCCGCGCTCGGCGCTATAACGCTGCCGGTTCTGGCCGTCGCGGCGGTAATCGTGGCCGGGGCGCTACTGGTGCGGAAATACTGGGAACCCATCAGCGCCTTTATCGCGGGCATGGCCGAGGGCTTTACCGCAGCGATGGGGCCGATCAGTGACTCCTTCGGTTCGCTGAAGCCGGTGTTTGAGTGGGTAGGTGGCAAGGTCAAAGAGCTGTGGGACTGGTTCGGCAAACTGCTGGAGCCGGTGAAATCCACTCAGACCGAACTTGCCGCCGCCGGAGACATGGGTAAGAAGTTCGGCAACATGCTGGCCGAGGCGCTGAAAATTCCGGGGCACGCACTCGATCAGCTGATGGGCGGCATTGACTGGGTGCTGGAAAAGCTCGGCATCATCGACACGAAATCCGATGGGCTTAAAGACAAGGTGCCGTCGCCTGATCCGGTGGCGACCGGCGGCGCGGGCGCCGATACCGGCGGGCTGCAATACAATATCGCCTACGGTGGCGCACCTTACCGCCCGGTTTCCTCACCGTCAGCCGGGGGCGGATTCACCGACCGCAGCCAGAACACCTATCAGTATGAAATCAACATGCACGAGGGCATGACCAAAGACGACGCAATGGCGCTGATGGCGCAGCACCAGGCAAAAGAGCAGCGCAACCGTCAGGCGCAGAACCGCAGCAAAATGGGCTGGGAGGATTAACCGATGATGATGATTTACGGCATGATGCCGTTTATGCGACAGACCCTGCCTTACGGGGATATGCAGCAAAATATCGACTATCGCTGGCCCACTAACAGCCGGTTCGGGCAGCGTCCGTCGGCGCAGTTTATCGGGCCGGGCGATGAAAAAATCACGCTATCCGGGGAGCTGCGCCCGGAAATCACGGGCGGCTCGCTGTCGCTGATGACAATCCGCCTGATGGCCGACGAGGGGATGGCGTGGCCGCTGATTGGCGGCAGCGGCATGATTTACGGCATGTACGTGATCGAGAGTATTTCTAACACCTTCAGTGAGTTCTACCCCAACGGCACGGCGAGCAAAATCATGTTTACGCTGAGCCTGAAGCGCGTTGATGAGTCGCTGACGTCCATGTTAGGCGATCTGAAAAAGCAGGCTGACGGTCTTATCAGCGGCTCCGCCAGTCTGCCAGGTCAGCTTACGTCAGCAATCGACGGCGTGAAGTCGGCGGCCGGTAGCCTGATTTCGTCTGCAGGGGGGCTGCTCGGATGATCGGGATAAGCAGCCTGCCGGTGCAGGCCGGGGCGCGGCTGATGCCGGATTTCATGCTGAAGGTTAATTCTAATGACGTCACAACCAACATCCGGGATCGCCTTATCTCGATGACGCTGACCGATAACCGCGGCTTTGAGGCTGACCAGCTGGATATTGAGCTGGACGACGCCGACGGGCAGCTGACGATGCCGGTACGCGGCGCAGTGATAACGCTGTTTCTCGGCTGGAAAGGACAGACGCTTTTCGGGAAAGGCAATTTCACCGTTGATGAGGTTGAGCACCACGGTGCGCCGGACACCATGACAATCCGCGCCCGCAGTGCTGATTTTCGTGGCTCGCTCAATTCCCGCCGGGAGGTGTCCTATCACGACACTACCCTGGGGGAAGTCGTCACGCAGATAGCCGCTCGCAATAATCTAAAGCCTATGCTGGCTGATGGGTTCGCCGGAATTGCAGTAGCTCACATAGACCAGACGCAGGAGACTGACGCTAAATTCCTGACGCGCATCGCCACGCTGTACGGCGCAGTTGCGGCAGTGAAGGCCGGGCGGCTTCTGTTTATAAAGCCCGGTAACGGCGTCACCGCCAGCGGCAAGCCAATCCCGCAGATGACGATTACGCGACAGGATGGCGACCGGCACAGCTTCAGCATTGCCGACCGTGGCGCATACACGGGTGTCTCTGCGAGCTGGCTGCATACCAAAGACCCGAGGCCAAAGAAAGTTAAGGTGAAGCGCAAGCCGAAGGTAAAGCACCTGCGCGCGCTGGAGCACCCCGCGGCTAAAAAGAAAAAGACGACCGCGACTAAGACGCCGGAGGCAAGAGAAGGTGATTATCTTGCAGGGACTGAAGACAACATATTCACGCTGACGACCGTGTATGCGACGAAATCGGCCGCGATGCGGGCAGCTAAAGCAAAGTGGGATAAGCTACAGCGCGGCGTCGCTGAGTTCTCGCTCACGCTTGCAATGGGGCGCGCCGACCTGTACCCGGAAACGCCGGTCAGGGTGAGCGGCTTTAAATCCGTGATTGATGCGCAGCCGTGGATTATCAGTAAGGTTACGCACAGCCTGAGCAGTAGCGGTTATATAACGACGCTTGATTTCGAGGTATTGCTGTCTGATGTTGAATACACATCAGAGGAGGATGACGTAGCAGATGACGAAGAGGTGTAAATGAGATGAAACTTAAATTTGCAAAATCAAGTTTGATTATTCAAAATGCAAGCAGCCGCCATCGCTTCGCCATCTTAAGGATTATTGATCATGATGCACTGCCCGTTATGCAGCACCGCCGCACACGCTAAAAGCAGCCGCTATATCTCGAAAGAAACAAAAGAGCGTTACCATCAATGCACCAACATCAATTGCAGCTGTACTTTTAAAACGCATGAGGCCTTGGCCGGGATTATCGTAAGTCCGGGGCAGGTTAACAAAGTGATGCTCCATATTCATCAAGAGCAGCAGCCATTACAGTTGCATTGAGCAAAGCCCGCGAAAGCGGGTTTTTTTATGCCTGCTGCCATCAAAAATTATCTGCTGCCATTTTGCTGCCATATTAAAAATATAAAGGCCATATATTGAATTAAATCATTGAAAAATATGAATTAATTTATAAAATTCCATTGTGATTTCAGTATAGCCTGTTTTAAGGCTGGAGCGCTAAGGGTCTGACAGGTAAACTCCCCCTAATCCTATTCTCTGACGTTGGTGTCGGCGTGGAACTGAAAGCAACCTCGATGGGCAAACGGCTTGCCCAGCATCC